AATCAGGTTTTGTATGCGGTCACTGGTCAAGCCGATGATGAGGGGTATGCAGCTCTTGCTGGCACCCTGACGTTTACAGAGACCATCACTTGGACTACTTCAGCACTAGTTCTTTCGTGGCTAGGCATTGACGTGGCAACCGCTAACGACACCGCATTTGTTGCTAAGTGTGTCAGTGCTGCTAACGCTTGGTGCTTCCGTAAACGCCGTGAGGCTGGCTACACCGATCTGCAAGGCACCGTTCCTTCAGCAGACGTTGAATTGGGCACCACTATGTATGCAGCAACGCTTTACCGTGAACGCGGAACCAGCGGTGACGCATACGGTGCTTTTGACGGTATGGGCAACCTTGCACAACCAGTCACCCTTCACCGCATCATGCAGCTGCTTGGCTGTGGCAGGGCACAAGTCGCGTGAGTTCTTCAGGCATCTTGTACGAGGCTGTAAACGCATGCAAAACAGCGTTAACCGCACTCGGTCTTGTGCCTATCACTGATCCTCGTAACGCTCGCCCTTTGTCGGTCTTTATTGAACTTCCCAGCGTCACAGCGTTTACATACAACGTTGGCGATATCAGTCTTCGACTTCGTGTGTTGGCACCGCCTCCGGGCAACCAAGACGCAGGTGATTACCTGATGCAAATTGCAGATCAAATTATGAACTCACCAATCGCGGTCACGGATCTTCGTCCGGGCCTCGTATCCGTTGGAGGGCAAGACTTGCCTTCTTACGACTTAACCGTTGCCGTAGCCGTACGGCGCAACTAACCAAAAGGAGCCCTCATGGCTACAACAACATTCCTCAGCAATGCCACGATTAACATCACGCAGGGCGCAACCACCACTGACCTTTCAGACCAAGCAAACGCTGTCAGCGTCATGGTCGGCGTTGACTCGCTTGAGTCCACCGCTTTTGGCGACACTGGACACCGCTTCACAGCTGGTCTTCAGAATGTCGAAGTGACAATGACCTTGTTCTTGTCTTATGGCGCATCTGAAGTTGAGGCGATTCTTAACTCTTGCGTGGGCACCGGCACAACAGTGTTGACAATCTCCCCATCAGGAACCACAGAGTCCGCCTCTAACCCTGAGTACATCATCACGAACTGCATGCTCAGCGACTTCACCCCAATCAACTCAACCGTGGGCGAACTTGCCACCGTTGAGGTCACCTTCACAGGTGGCACATGGGTTCGTGACGTAACCGCACCGTAAACCCGTAAACCTTCAGGAGAAACAACATGAAGATCACACTCGCAGTCGAACAGACTGACGGCCTCACATATCAGGTCACCACCAATCTGTTCTCCATCGTGGCACTAGAGAGAAAGTTCAAGATTCGCGCTTCAGAACTTTCCTCTGGTGTCGCAATGGAACACCTTGCCTTTCTCGCCTTTGAAGGCGCAAAGCAAAGCGGCATCACCGTCCCAGCAGTCTTTGATGATTACATCAAGCGCCTTGTGTCGGTTGACGTTGTAGGTGAGGACGCTGCAAACCCTACGGACGAGGCAGTTACCTCCGAACCATCTGCGAGTTAGCAGTTGAGACGGGTTTCTGGCCTCACCAAATCCCATTCGATACACAAGAGCTGCACACCATGTTGGATGTGCTGAAGCAGAGAGCAAAGGAGAGCAAGCGTGCCCGTTAGCAATGACATCAGCGTTTTAGGCATTAACGAAGCAATCCGATCTCTTAACAAGATTGAGCCGGGGCTTCGTAAGGAGTTCAACAATGAAGCTCGTGCTATTGCTGCCCCAGCAACTGACGCTGTGCGCTCTGCGTATCGTTTTGTTCCCTTGTCCGGTATGAACCGTCAGTGGGCTGGCCCTGCTGTAAACGGACGCAAGGTGTTTCCGTGGAATCTCGACAAGGCTCGCAAAGGCGTGGACGTGGTGTTTAACACTGACCGCCGTTCTCTTGGGACGATCAACATTGTCCAGCGTGACACTGGCACAGCCATCTTTGAGACTGCTGGACGCAAGAACTCAAACCCGTTGGGTGATGCGCTCGGGCCTGTTCAGCCGGGGCGCACTCGTGTTATTGGCCCTGTTGTTTACAGCAAGGTCAACGAGATCACAGCTGTGATGGAGAAGTTTGCTATCAGTATTGTCCAGCGCGTAAACCGAGAGTTGAACTGATGCTTTCTATCCCCATTGTTTCGTCCTTTGATGGCTCAGGTATTGAGAAGGCTAAGAAGGAGTTTGCACAGCTTGACGGTGCTGCTGCTAAGACCAAGTTTGCTTTCAAGAAAGCTTTGATTCCTGCTACTGCTGCCGTGGCTGGTTTAGGTGCTGCATTGTTTGACGCTGGCAAGGGCGCTCTCGAGGACGCTGCAGCACAAGAGGTGCTTGCTGCTGCCATTAAGCGCAACACTGCAGCTACTGACATGCAGATCCAAGCAAACGAGGATTGGATTAGCACTCAGGGCAAATTGCTTGGTGTCACGGATGATGAACTTCGCCCGGCTATAGCGAAACTTGCCACTCAGACGGGTGACCTAAAGAAAGCCCAAGAGGGTGCTTCGCTGGCAATGGACATTGCTGCAGCCACGGGCAAGCCTCTCTCAGCGGTGACAGACGCTCTTGCGAAGGCGTATGGCGGTAACACCAAGGCGCTAGCAAAGTTAGACCCGAAACTTAAGGGTCTTATTGCCGATGGTCTTGACGCTGAGGGCGCTATGTCCGTGTTGGCAGACACTTTTGGCGGTGCTGCATCGACTAAAGCAAACACGGCTGCAGGACAGTTTCAACGTTTGCAAGTTTCGCTGGCTGAAACTAAAGAGTCAATTGGCGCTGCTTTGTTGCCTGCCGTAAATGCTGTGCTTCCGTACCTGACCAAGTTCGGCAATTGGGCTTCGGACAACACTGGACTTTTCTTGACAATTGCCGGTGTCATCGGCGGTATCGCAGCTGCTGTGCTTATCGTAAACGGAGCCATTGCTGCGTGGACTGCCATCACCACTGCAGCCACCGTTGTGCAGGCGGCTTTCAACGCGGTCTTAGCGCTTAACCCAATCACGCTTATTGTCATTGGCATCGTTGCATTAGTTGCGGCGCTTGTCATTGCATACAAGAAGTTTGAAGGGTTCCGCAACATTGTCGACTCTGTCTTCAAGTTCATCGGCAATGCCGTCTCAGGATCTATAGACCTAATTAAGAGCTATTTCACAGGTGTCCTTGGGTTCTACAAAGCAATTTTTAACGGCATCGCTTCGCTGTGGAATAACACTTTCGGCAAGTTGTCATTCAAGGTGCCAGGTTGGGTTCCGGGTCTTGGAGGTAAGGGCTTTGATGTGCCCAACATTCCGATGCTCGCTGCAGGTGGAATTGTTACAGGCCCGACTTTGGCGATGATTGGTGAGGCTGGCCCTGAGGCGGTGGTGCCGTTGTCTCGTGCTGGCGAGTTCGGCATGGGTGGCGGTAACAACGTCACAATCAACGTGCAGGGTGGAGATCCCAACGCCGTCGTAGCAGCTCTACGCACCTACATGCGCCAAAACGGATCTGTGCCTATCCGAGTGAGCAACATTTACTAATGATTAACGAATACCGCGCTTACTACTCAACTACTTCGGGTGGCACTTACACTCAGTTGTCAAACTTAGTTGAGTTCACTGTAAACGCAGGTAGAAAACATCAATTAGACCAGTACAACACAGCTACAGCGTCTTTGACTTTTCGATATCCGACAGGGTTTGCTTCTCCCATTACTCAGTTAGTTGCTGGTACTTTTATCCGTATTACTGGCACTGAAGGCGGTTTCATTGAGTATTCAGGAGTTATTAGTAATGTTTCGGTGAAATATGGGATTCCTTACTCTGGTGGAGTAGGCAACGCTGACTATCTTTTTATTGATTGTGAATCATGGTTTGCGAGTCTCGGACGCATGCAGGGCAACGGTTACGCCATGCCCTCTGGAACAACTTTAGATCAAGTTCTAAATGCCAGTACTCAAACTGGTGTTTCAATGACGAGTTCGGCGTTTACACCTGTGTTAGCAGGAACAACAATCAATAGCACTTGGGCTGATTGGTTGAATCGCACAGCAATGACTATTAACGGACGAATCATTGACGCAGCCCCTAATCAACAAATACGACTTCGCTCCCCGTTCAACCTTTATCAGTCTTCTGTTTCGTTTACGGACGCTGGCCCCGGCGAAGGTAAACAGGTTTACAATCAAATTAACTTTCAAAGTTTGTCAGACAACTTTTATACTCAGGTAACAGTGACCCCTGAAAGTTTTGGAGCTGCCACGGTTACTAAAGTCGGTGCAACAATTCCGTACCGCACTTATCAAACCAACACTTTTAGTGGTAGCACAAGTCAAGCTTCTGACCTAGCGCAATATTTGCTAAATAATTATGGCACTAGCAAATTTGCAATTACTAGTATTTCTGCGTCTGAACGTGCTCAGGGTAATTATTTTTTGCTTGACCAAGTTGGGGTACTTGACGGTACTGCTGGCATTTTTGCAGCTGTGGGCGCTCAAATATCTGTCACTTTTAGAGGTTCAACTTTTGTTTGTGTTGTTGAGGGTTGCACTGTTTCTGGTACACCTGAGGACACTGTTTACACTTACCATCTTTCAGGTGCTGATCTAAACGCTTATCTCATTCTTGATAATTCGACTTTCGGTAAACTCAACGAAAACAAATTGGCTTATTAGGAGGCTTTATGACTTATCCATCCTTTTCCGTGGGCGAGGTCCTCCGGGCACAGGATATGAATGCTGTCGGCTTGTGGAAGGTGGCTAGCGGTACCCTGTCGCTGACTACTACTCCGACCAATGTCACCGGCGTGTTCAGTTCCGACTACAAGCAGTACCGCTTGCTATTAAACTGCACTTTGCGTTCTGGAACTAATCGACTTGACATGAAATACATAGTTGGAACCACTCCCACTAGCACTAGTTATTATCAGTCAGGAATTGGCTCAGACTTCTCTGCAGATGCAACGCTTTATTACCAGCGGTCAAATAATGACGCGCAGTTTTTCGGCATTGGCAGCTCAAGCATGACGGCTTTGTCTTTTGACATTTACAACCCAAACAAGGCCGATTTCACAATGCATACGGGAACAATTCTGAATGCCAACTTCTCGTTTCCATACATCGTGGGCGGTGCAAACAGAACAACTAACCAGTTCACAGGCTTCCAGTTGTTTACAAGTACGGGAACTGCAACAGTCGAATATCAAGTGTTTGGATACCAAAACTAATGAGCAACACAGAAAAACAAATCGTTCACGACTGGTCATCAGGCAGTCTTGAAATCTACGAAATAGACGCACCAATTGAGGAGACACATGAAGCGCCTACTACTGACGCTGACGCTGGCACTAGCTCTGAGTAGTTGCGCTGACCGTGTACGCGAAAACTGCGAAACCACAAAAGCCAACGGCCTACTAGAAAGACGATGCCCATGAACCCCGACAAACGACTATCCAACGAAGAAATCAAAGCCCGACTAATCCTCATCGTAGGAGTCGCACTTTCGTTCTCATTCGTGGCAGCAATCGTCTCGCTGATCTACGGCTTGCTGTTCGTCACTCAACCTCTCGAGCAGGCACCTAACGACGCAGAAGCATGGGCTGTCCTCTCACCGATGCTGATGACCCTTGCCGGTGGTCTTATCGGACTGCTCGCAGGGAACGGTCTCAAAGACAAGCCCAAAGACCCACCGACCACACCGCCAGTGCCATGATTAGCGCCACCGTCACAGTCGCCACAACCCCAACCCTGCTCGTAGCAGGCGCAACAGGCACACGCACGATCTACCTCCACGTCGAAGGCAACACCATCGTCTATTTAGGCGGTGCAACCGTCACCACCGCTGCAGGTACAGCCGTAGAAAAACACACAAGCCCAATTGCCATCACCCTTCGAGATGGCGACACCCTGTACGGCATTGTCGCATCGGGCACCGTTGACATGAGAGTGTTGAGGGACAACTGATGCCACGCAAATACCCTTATTTCCCAGCGTGGAACGGTGAAGCCACAGACCCCGTCACCAAGAAGTTCTACGACTTGTGTAAACGCCGTTGGGCTTTTACCAACCTAGGCATGTACGCCAACCGCCCCATGCGAGGCTCCAAGAACCTCTCCGTGCATGCGACAGGGTTTGCCGTTGACATGGGCTACCCAGCGACCCGTGCAGGCCGTGCCACCGCCCGTGAAGCATGGGACTGGTTGTTGCTCCACAGCGAAGAGCTGCGAATCTGCGAAATGCACGACTACTCATTCGGCGAATTTGGACGTGGCTACCGATGCTCACGATCTGACAAAAACCAAGGGGTAGTCGTTTACAAAGACCTTGCTAGTTCTGCTGGTTCACCCGGTGGGGCGTGGCTCCATGTCGAGGTGTCCAACGATTGGGAATCCCCTGAGGCTTTTGAGGCTGCATGGCGCGCCCTACCTAAGCCTGTAAAGACTCCCTAGCGGCTTGGTCTCTGCTAGGGGCTAGGAGGGTTGGGTGTGTTGTTTCTCCCCCACTCCAGCCCTCCGCTTTCGTAATGCTTGACTTGTGTTTACACATTGGGCAGAATGTTTACACGGGCGACCAAGCGCCCCCAAACAAAGGAGACATCATGTTCGATGACTTGCCACTCTTCCGCAAAGAAGACCCAATCACCTCAGTGCTAGGCGCTGGCGATGTAAAGCCCCGTAGAGGCTCCCAGCAGGCTCTCCTGCTCGCCGAATACGCTTACCGTGACGGACTTACCGACGAAGAAGCAGGGCTCTTCTCAGGGCTTCTCAGCCGTCCTAAGTGCTGCTACTGGAAACGGTGCTCCGAGCTACGCGCAAAAGGTCTCATCGTCCCTACAGGCGAGACACGGCTGTCATCGGCTGGTTCAGCCATGCAGGTCTGCGCCATCACCCCAGCAGGAAAAGAAGCACTCCGATGATGGTATTCCTAGTTATTGGACTATCAAAGAAGAGAAGATTGAAACGTGCATTGCTCTGCTTCGCAGTACTCACCCTATTTATCCCGTCCGTGCAAGCATCAGCTGCACCCCAGTGGAAGTGCCAGCAGTGGCACACCATGCTCCGTAAACACGGACTTCCCATCAGCGTGTTCGACAGGATCATGTGGAGGGAATCAAGGTGCATCCCTCACGCAGTCAGCCGTGTTAACGGTGACGGCTCTCGAGACACCGGGCTACTTCAGATCAACTCTTCGTGGCGTACGCTCACTGCTAAGACGTGTAAACGGCCTTATCGTCAGGTCATTAAAAGCCTGACAGACCCATCCTGCAACCTGAAAGTGGCTCGCATCTTGTGGGCTGATGGTAAAGGTGCATCAAACTGGCGTGTAACCTCAGGTCAGTAAACAATAAACATTCAGGAGAAACGAATGATAAACAAACCACACGCGGTAGCCGTCAGGCTCACCCCTGAGGAGTTCACAGCAATAACGCATGTGATGCTCCGAGATCAGGACAAGAACATCACCGCAACCCTCCGCAAGGTCATCGAGCCGTTAATTGCCGATGGTGTTGCATCTCTTGCAGCTCTGCAAAAGAAAGAAGACGCTCGTCTGAAGCGCCTCGCTAAGAAGGAGGCTGCAAGTGGGCTTTAATCTTGACGACTACGAACCAGTAGCAGTCCGACACTCACGCTGGCTAGAACAGCACCCCAACGGACGCACCATCACACACATGGTCTCGACACCCGGTGCAGACATCTGCGTGATCCGTGCAGAGCTGTGGCTTGAGGATGTGTGCATCGCTACGGGCTACGCCGAAGAGGTTCGTGGCGCTGGCAATGTAAACAGAACCTCACATGTCGAGAATTGCGAAACCTCTGCTGTAGGCCGTGCATTGGCTAACGCTGGCATGGCTGGCACTGATGTAAACAAGCGTCCGTCTCGAGAAGAGATGAGCAAGGTGGAAAGAACAGCAACTGCA